ACGGAGTTGTAATTGGAAATTGGGATGATGCCGCAAAAACAAAAAGACCTATGAGATGTGCATTTAAAATTAAATAAATTATGAAAGTATTGATGTTGGATAATGACGGCGTGGTATGTTTAAGTAATAATTGGGGAGGACGAAAAAAGAAATGGGCTAAATACCGTTCAGCAAATCCCGATTCTTCACCTATGATTAAGGATGCTCCGGTATCAGTACGATTTGATGATTTTGATAAAAAGGCGGTTAGGATCCTTAATGAAATTATTGAAGAAACTGGTTGTGAAATTGTTGTATCATCTGATTGGAAATTACACGCAACACTTGAAGAACTTGGTGATTACTACGAAAGTCAGGGTATTATCAAAAGACCAATCGCACTTACACCAAATATTCAAACCTGTTCTTGGCATAAAGATATGATTTGGTATTGGAATCCACGATGGGAACTGGAAATGATTCGTGTTGTTGAGATTAAACAATACTTATACGATCATCCGGAAATCACCCACTGGGTTTCAGTTGATGATCTTAATATGGGTAAAAATGGTGAACCTTGGAAAGATGATTGGGGGATTGATAATTTTGTTTTAACACCAAAATCAAATGAAGGAATTAAACAATCAGGTGTTAAAGAAAAGATATTAAATTTCTTAAAATAAAAAACCCCCTTAATTGGGGGTTTTATTAATTTAATTCTTCTTCTGTAGGTTCATTCTTTTTCTTTTCTTTTTGGATCTGATTAATGATATAACCTGATACCGCAAATTCGGCCGCCGCCCACAATAAAAACTCACCCATACTTAATTTAGAATGATGTTCTAATAAAAAGTAAATCATCCCCCATTGTGCGATAATAAAAGCAACTCCTGACTCAATTCGTTTTTTGGAGAAAAATGATTTATTAACAGAATAAATGTTTAGAAATTCAGTAAATAACCATTTTATATTACTCCACCCGAAAAAATATTTTTTGTTTTTCATGTCTTTATATTTTAATGTTTATCTACCTTGACCTTTATAAGCTTTAGGTCTTTGTTCTTTAGGACCGTATTTCTTTTTTAGTTTACCAACGGTTTTTTTTCCAAAAGATTGTTTCATTGAATTTGACGAAGATGTCTTTACTTTTGCCATTTTTATTAATACTATTTTAGGTTTATTTCTAAATAAATATCAATAAAAAAGGGGATGGTAGCGAACCTCCCCTTTTATTTGTTACCATAACGATAACGGTCCTAAAAGTCCTCTATTGAGGATTATTTTTCTTTAACTAAAGTTAAACATCTTTTCAAATATTCTTTTGCTCTTGAAGATGGATCAGGATGGGCCAAAACTTTTTCAATGTCTTTAACAAGTTCTTCCCCATGTTCATTTTCTTTGTAAAGTTCAATTACTTTATCCATGGCTTTATGACAATCACCAGTTGTCTCATCAAAATAATTCTTACCTCTAAAACTGTTTAAATGATCCATTAGATCATAAGATAAATGTTCGCCTGAATCGGTAACATCGGGATGTAATCTTAATGTTCTTAAAATATCTAATCCATCAACCATTCCTCTAATACCACCACTTCTTTTATAAAGTTTTGATGTGTAATTTTTAAAACCATCACTAGTCCCAACTATTTCATCTAAAGTAACTGTATTATTAGTCAAACATCTTTGTTTTTCTTCTTTTGGTTCCGTCATTGAATCACTCTCCAAAATATGTTGTCTAATTGCTTTACGAAGTCTAGCTTCATCAATCATATATCTTTTCATAAAAAATCTTTTTATATAAATATTAGGATAAGTAAAAACAATAATATTTATATATTAAATTGGTGATTTTATCACATAAATTTTAAATCAACCTATATGAGTGATGAGGATGAGAGTAAGGACATGGAAACAAATATTTTTAGAAAACGTGTCAGTAAAGTTTCTAATGCTAGGGATGTTTTTCAACCCATTCGGATTCGACGCAGTTCAATATTATCTTATCTCACAGACAGGAAGCATATTTTACGCAAACGTGATTTTGTATTGCATATCGGCGTTGTGCTTTGGATTATATTTCTTATTTCGCAAATACTCTAAATAATCATTCTGATTTTTCTTGTTCCACCTTTTCTGCATTTTGTAGGGAAAGACTTGTTGCTTGCATGATCCATATATCAAACAAGATAAAAAATCCCCACCATGTTAATGAACTAACAGGAAAATTATCAGGTTGAGCTGCGGTCATAATTAACAGATAAGAAAATTTAATAAAAATAAAAATTTTCGTAACTACATTTATAAAAGCTAAAAAATTTGCCATAATCATAATTTAATTTCAAAACGGTTTTTCATACTATCAATAATATTTTCAGGAACGTTGTGTACATTTACCCCACCATGACGATTTTCAACAACAACAGTGAATACACTATACCCATGTTCTTTTGCCATATTAAAATATGGTTCCATTTCCCATTCTTGAGTTGAAGTATTTGACACGGCAATTTTTGGAATAGATGATTCCATCGCATGTCTGACATTATCTTGACAATCTTTATGAGCATCTTTAATTTTTGTAATATCAAAGTTGTAATTACAGTTTTCATCATAAAAATAATGATCCGCTTCAAACACGTTTGATGTTAGATGTTTTGCAAATGTTGATTTACCCGACCCTGGTCATGGCACCCCCCTAACAAGGTATAAAAACCTTTCGGGGGGTGTTATTTTTTTTTGAGTTTCCATATATTTATTCTTAGAGGTATGTTTGATACTGAATACAAATATAATTAGAAAATATATTTATGTCAAGTTTTAAAAGAAATTGTCCAAATTGTGAATGTGAAATAACATACACAAACAAATATAATATGTTAAATGCCGAAAAAAAACAATCTAAATGTAAAAGTTGTGGGTTAAAAGAAATAATAACTGACGATGTTAAAAAAAGAATGTCAGAAAGAGTTAAAGGAAAAAATAATCCAATGTATGGCAAATTTGGTGAATTAAACCCATTTTTTGGTAAAAAACATAGTCAAGAATCAATAAAGAAAATTATTGAGAATCGTGATTATAGTGTTTATAAAACAGATGAATTCAGACAAAAAATTTCAAAGGCAACTAAAGGAGAAAATAACCCAATGTTTGGTAAAACAGTTTATGATGTTTGGGTTGAAAACTATGGGGTTGAGATTGCTAATAAAAAACTGATTGAGTTAAAGGAAAAACAATCTTTATTAACTAGTGGTAAAAATAACCCAATGTTTGGTAAACCAGCTCCAAAAAATTCTGGAAATGGGATATGTGGTTGGTATAAAGGTTGGTTTTTTAGAAGTTTATTAGAATTGAGTTATATGATATTCGTTATAGAAAGATTTAACTTATCTTGGGAATCTGGTGAGATTGAAAAATATAAGATAAGTTATAAAATTGATGGTGTTAATAGAAATTATTTTCCTGATTTTATTATAAATCAAAAATATGTGATAGAGTGTAAACCAAAAAAATTATGGAATACCGATACTAACAAACTTAAATTTGAATATGCTCAAAAATTTTGTGATGGGGAAAAATTAATTTTCAAAGTTAGAGATATTAAAAAAATTAACAAAATTGAGTTGGTTAAATTGATTGGACAGGGTAACATTACATTAACTAAAAAATGGGAAAAAAAATTATTTAATTAATAGGGTTAATACAGATATTTATTTAAATAAAAAAGGTTTCCATGAATATTAATGAAATAATATCAAATGTTTTAAAAGGTGTGAAAAATCCACCTATGAAATTAAAAGAAGGGGTGAGAGTTTCACCTGAAATGAGGTATCATTTAGATGAAAAAATACCATTAAATGAAAATATATTTAGGATTTATTCAACAAAATATTTTGATTTAATTAATGAAACTAGAGAATTATATGAAAATAATTTATTATCACTAAATGAAAATGATATATGGATTGTAGAATCTAATTTAGGTAAAAAAGTTATTCTTGAGAATGGTGATGAAGTTTATTTAGATGCTCCAATGTATGAAGATGACCTTGAGGATATTTTAACTGAAGCAATACATCGTGGTAAAAAAGTAAAATTAGGTAGTCCTTTTAGAACACCTGGGGGACCAAAAAAATTCGCAGTATATGTTAAAACTCCAAAAGGTACGGTTAAAAAGGTTACATTTGGGGACCCTAATTTAAGAATTAAAAATGCTAATAAAGGTAGAGCCAAATCATTTAGAGCTCGTCATAAATGTGACCAAAAGAAAGATAGAACAACTGCGGGGTATTGGTCTTGTAATGTTTCTAAATATCGTAAAAAACTAGGTTTAAAATCAAGTAGAAGTTGGTAATATGACAGAAAAATTTGTTGTTTCATTTTTAAATAAAAGTTTTGATAACTTTAAAAAACATTTTGTTTTAAAAAACAAAACAGTTGAATCTGCAGTAAAAAATACCAATTTTAATATTGAGTTAATTGATGCTAGACCTAAAGATTTTTCGGGTAGTGTTTATATATACCTTAAAATTACTGATGGTATTATTAAAATTGAAAGTCCCGATTCTGCTAGTGATTTTTTAACACAATATTGGCTAAAACCAAGTGCGAGAATGTTAGGGATAAATCCAAATAAAACAAATTGGTTTGTTATTGTTAATAGTGGTTATCCTGAAATTGAAAAAGATTGTAGTGATGAATCTATAAAAATAAAAAATTCATTTAACATTGATGAAATAAAAAATTTAGTTGTTACAATTATTAAAGCAACTTCTCAAATATATGATGATCAGATATCAAATTATTTTACCATTGATTTTGATATTAACATAGATGTTAAATGTAGACACGCTAGATGGAAGGGTATTAAAAGAAATGAGGTATACTATGAGATTAGGTTAATTGTTGATATTCCTGTGGGAGTTCCCAAAAATTATAAGGATAACCTTGTACCAATGAGAGTTACCAAAAATTTACGGAATAACCTTGTACCACAGTTGGAAACTTATATTGAAAACCATATGACTAATTTTAAAGATGTATCTTACTCAATTGACGTTGATTTTAACTCCCCATCATATGATGATAATCTGAATGAAAGTGATGATAAAATCAAAGACTTTTTTTCAAAAAATGCCGAGAAAATAAAAAAATCATTTACTAATGAAATTAAAGATTCAGGTGATGATATTAAAAAAACATATAAAAACTTTATTAAATTAATTAATAGTGGGGATCAAGTATCAAAAGAAGACAAAGAAAAAATTGGTAATGAATTAAAATCCACATTAAAGAAAAGTTTAGGTAAATTAGGTATGGTAGGGGTATTTCTATTACCTGGTGGTACTGTATTTATCCTATTGTATAAATTATTCAAAAATAAAATGAAAAAGTCAGAAGATTTACCATTTGACGAGGTAAAAGAAGGTGATAAAAAAATAAGAGTTTTTAGTGAGTCAGTTGAAACTGATGAACTTAAATGGCATAGAGATAGGGAAGATAGATTAATAGAAGTGTTAGACGGTGAAGGATGGTCTATACAGTTAGATAATAAAATCCCTGTTAAAATGAAAAAAGGGGACGAATTCATCATCCCCGAAGGTGTGTATCATAGAATAATTAAAGGTAAAGGAGATCTTAAAGTTTCAGTAACTTATTTGTGAAAACGTTTTAATGCATTCTCGGTAATGTGAACATAATCAGAATTTCTAAATTGATCTAAATCTCTTGAATTAGTATATGACATTGCTGATTTTAAATAATCTTCAAAATTCTCAACCCATGATTCAAGTCTAAATTCAACCTTATTATATTTTGAAATACCTTCAGATGTTTTTAAAACAGATCTTCCCCATTTTTTCTGCACTTCTTTTGTTGACATACCTCTAAAATACTTATACATATATTTTCTTGTGGATGGGAAAAATTCCCACATAAAAAGTGCCGTATTAAAACTAATAGGGATCTTTTTAAATAATTTTATTTTTGAACAAGATTCTAAACTTTGATTTAATAATCCTCCTAACATTACATAATCGGCACCTAACATAATGGCTTTAATTATATCATCATAATTTCTAAAACCTCCGTCAGCAACAATCTTTGTTTTATAGTTATGTTTTATTTTTAAATCATAACATTCATTGATCAAAGATGCCATAGGGTAGTGAACACCTGTATTTGCCGAGGTTAAACACCCACTACCACCACCTATACCTACTCTAACATAATCAACACCAATTTCACAAAATTTTTCAAATGTTTTTGGATTAGCAATATTACCTACCATAAGTTTATATGATTTGTTTGGTCTGATTCTAATATATCTTTCCGCCAGATCATATAGTTTTTTCATATGCCCATTAGCAATATCGATTAAGATGTTATTTGGTTCGGGTAGAGTCATATTAGAAAAACATACATCAATGTAAGATTCAAACTCATCAATTGACATAGAAATAAAAGATGAAGGATCTGTTGAACTAAGATTTCTCGGTAAACAAACTTTTAAATCATTCTCAACAAATACATTTTGATTATTTGAATCGATTACAGTATCCATAGGTGAAACCATAATAGGTAATTTACCATCCCTATCTCTAGTGTCAATTTCGCTTCTTGAATTAATCGATGATAATGTTTCAGGAACAATAGTTATGTCTTTAAAATCAAATTTGTGTTTTACTTTACTCATTTGGTGCGTTTGAAGTATTAATTTTTTCAGTAATTCTTTTAACTGATTTATCTTTTAATGGTAAAGGATTCCCGTCCTCATCAATGTAGACAAACTTGGTATGGGTTTTTAATACCACATATTGTTTACCTGTTCTAACATTATGAGCCCTAGCTTCAATGTATAATGTAACCGAAGTGGTCCCCAATGCGGATGGCCAACCAAATATTTTAATTATTTGACCTTCTTTACTTGGTTTTTCAAAAATACATTTATCAATACTGACGGTAACCATTCTTGGGGTATCACAAAGCTGCATGGCATAAG